AACACACATTTTTTTAAACTTTGAAAGGTAAATAAAATGGTAACTTCAATCAATAAATATATGCTAATTATGGATAGTCTTTTAAAAGCATATAAGCTCAATTTAGAAGTAGACCCTTATTCAGTTTCAAGTGTCTATAACATCCCATTAAAAGAAGCAAATCAAATAGTAAATAATTTTAACTTAACCGTGAAAGGTAACTAAAATGAGAACTAAATACTCCAGCAATTCAGAACTTGCACACGTTTGGGCGAATGAATCAGATTTTCAATATAGCCCTAGAAAAACAGCCAATTCTATGGCTTGTGAATTTGGCAAATTATATAGTTATTCAACTTGTATTGGTCAAATAATCGATAATAATACTGTTATCTATAACAATACATCTTATAGTATAACTACATCAAAGCATCAAGGCTATATGCAATCAGCAACAAGCCATTATTCAAATAAGATTTATTTAGAATTTCCTAGACGTGGCCTTAATTCATTATCATTCTATCAAAAGGAATTTGATGATTTTGTTTTAAACCATAACTTAGGAAAAGCTAATTCCTTATTAGTTAAGGCTTCAAGGTCTAGAAAATATGCCGATTCATACAAGGCGCAAGCATTCAGCATTATTAATAATTTAGAAAAATATGCTTTATTGCTAGGGCTTTCATATACAGCGCCCGATGTAGAGAATTTGCAACAATCAGCCATTGAAGCTGAAAAGAAGGCAAAAGAACTCGAGAAAATAAGACGCGCTGAAAGAATAAAAGAGCAAGCGGAAGCCCTTATTGAATGGCGCGCTGGCCATGATGTGCGTAATAACTTTGAACTCACAGCTCTACGCATTAAAGAAGATCAAATTGAAACCACAAAAGGCGCTAAGATTCCCCTCGATCATGCTATTAAATTTTGGGGCTTGATTAAGTCATGGCATGAAAAAGGCGCGCAATATGTTAAAGATCATCATTCAATTAAGCTAGGTTATTACACTGTAAACAGCTTTAAAAATGATGTCTTAACTGTTGGCTGTCACACTATCCCATATAGTGAGATCGAATCAATCGCGCATCAATTACGTTTAAATTAACCACGAAAGGCAAATTATGACTTCATTATTAAAGCATTTTATTATCTTACTATTTGGCTTTATCAGCTTTTATTGTTGGCTGATTCTATTACTAGCATTCTAGAGTTATCTTTTAAAGCCTCTTTATAGGGGCTTTAAGGGGCTAACTTTGGCCGAAACCATGAAAGGTAAATAAAATGTATACATCACAGCGTCAGCAAATAGAACTATTAACGCAAGCCCTAGCGCTTGCAATTACAGCGCCAACGAATGACAAGGCAAACGAATGCATTGAAATGGCTTATTCATTCATGCGAGGCCTTCCCGCTCAAACTGTAGAGAGATGCAAAACTGAGGCCTCTAGATTGGCGGGTTTAATATGAGATTTATAGCTTATTATCGCGTGTCTACTGACAAACAAGGGCAATCGGGGCTAGGTTTAGAAGCACAGCAAATGATCTGTTACGAGTACGCAAGGCGCGTCAATGCTGAAATACTAGCGGAATTCACAGACATTGAGAGCGGGTCTCAAAACGATAGGCCTGAATTAAACAAGGCTTTGGCCTTGCTTGATATTGAGAATGATTCTCGTTTACTGGTAGCGAAACAATGTAGGCTTACTCGATCGGTTGCATTGATGAGTAGTCTATTGGAAAAGAAGGTGCCGCTAACTATTGCTGAAACTCCCGAGGCCAGCATTTTTGAGTTGCATATTCGAGCTGTCTTAAACGAGAAAACGAGGCGCCAAATTTCAATCAATACGCGCAATGCGTTAATGGCCGCCAAAGCACGTGGGGTGCGCCTAGGTGCGCCAAGTCAATTAATGAAAATTATAGCTGTCAAAGGCGGTCAGGCACAAGCGAAAGTCAAAATAGCCTACGCTTTACAGATCAAACCGCTCTTTGATTTGGCGATGTCAAACTGTGGCAAAACTACATGTCGAAATATTGCAAAGAAACTCAATGAACTAGGCGTTAAAACGTACTCAGGAAGTACGTGGACAGCGCCCAATGTATCTTATTATTTAAACCATATCAAAGACAAGGAGACAAAAAGATGGTAGGAAAAGTCACGCCTGATGACATAATGTCATGCTCAAGGCTTCCAGCATTGCTGGGATTAAGCAAGTTTCGAACGCCTAATGATGAGTTGAAATACTCTATCAATGCAATCAATAAAGAACCCAATGAGTTTGTAGATAACGAACCAATCTTGTGGGGTAATCTCACAGAAAAATTAATATTAGGTGAGAGCTGCAAAAGACTTGGAGTTGATATTGATGATCTAGCACATGATAAACCATACTTTCATCCTGATATACCATTGGCTACAAGCCTTGATGGCACAGCGACTGGCAATGGCACAACGATTTACACTGATATTGAAAAAGGTATTTATGTCATGGGGCATGATTCAATTAAGCTCGATGGTTATGGTATCTTAGAAGCTAAACTCACAGCTCAAGAAGTTGAGACTGAGCCAGCGCCATATCGTGGTGTTATTCAATTACAAGGCCAAATGGATATTATGAAAGCATCATGGGGCGCTCTCTGTGTGTTATACAGGGGTACAACATTGCGTATCTTTTTATATCGTGTCAATCAAGATCACGTCAATATGATTCACAATGCTGTTGAGGATTTTCAGAAGCGTTTGGATAAGTATAAAACAAATCAGGAAATAGATTGGTATCCGCTTGAAAACTCTTTTGAAGCTAGTCGTGTGTTTGATCGTGCTGAAAAGAGTACGATTGAATTACCAGAAATTGAGATTCAAGCTGAGAAGATCATAGAACTTCGTGAGCAAATCATGGAGTTAGAGAATGCTATTGACCGCTTACAGATCAACATCATGGAGCAAATGCGTGATGCTGAGGTGTGTAATGCGGGTCGTTACAAAATCTCATGGCCTATGCGTCAGTATAAAGCACAGCCAGCAAAGACTGTGCCAGCCAAACCAGCTTATATTATTAGGCAATCTAAATTGTCTATTAAGGATCGTATATGAGACATTATGATACAGCAACAAAGCCATTCTTAGATATAGGGTTAAAGCAATTTGGCCAAGATAAGCATGGCCCAAAGTTTTCAAATCAAGACGTAATGAAAACAGTAGTTAATCTTATTAATACAAATTATTTTTTTGAAAGGAAATCCAAAATGATATCAACAGACATTGAAAAAGCAGAATCACATTTAGAAACAGCAATTACAACATTTACAAAACAATATAATCAATTTAGTCAAGTTGAGGAATTGTTTGCTAGTGATGCAAAGAAGGCAGCAAGCTCTGTTAAAGATGCAGAAGAAAAGTTATTGCAAGGATTAGCAAGGGTAGAGAAGGCAGCTAACTTTGAAAGACTTAATCGTTATGTAGAGTTATTAGAGAGAGCAGCCACAGCTATGAATCAGTTAGCAGATTTAGAAAAGGAAGGCAGACTAGACAAAATAGCTTCTGCAATTAGATAATGAACGACCAAGATAGATTCGAAACAGAAGTTATGAATGAATTACAACAACAGGAGAAAAGTATGAAAACTATAGCATCCGCCTTTGTTAAGGCACAGAAAGAGTTTGCACCAGCACTCAAGACATCAACGAATCCACACTTTAGATCTAAGTATGTATCTTTAGATGGATGTATCGAAGCTGTCATTGATGCACTTAATAACAATGGTATTGCATTAATTCAACAGACGCATGATTGTGAGAGTGGCGTTAAGATTGAGACAGTATTAGTGCATGAAAGTGGTGAAGTATTAACTGGTGGTATCTTGCACGTGCCAGCACCAAAGCAAGACCCACAAGGTTATGGATCAGCACTTACTTATGCCCGTAGATATAGCCTTATGGCAACGTGTGGCATAGCCCCAGAGGATGATGATGGTAATTTAGCCACAGAAAGAGCTGGCAGTGTGGTAAAAAAGCCACAATCTAGTGGATTTATCTTCTATATGCCATCAAAAGACCCTCAAGAGCTATCTGATGTCTTGACATGGCAAGCAAAGTTTGATGAAATTTCTGAACAGCTAGTTAATTCTAGCCTTAATCCAGAGGATAAGATATCGAAACTAAAAGCATTAGTGGATGCCAATAGGCCTACATTAGATCGCTTACCAGTAACAGTAAAGATGCAATACATAAGCAAGCAAGCTACACGCATCAACAATGTGAAAGGAAAATCAAATGAAACAAGTCAGAACTAACTTCAATGCTTTTGAATGGCGTTTCCCACGCTCATTTAAGGAAGTCAATGGATACGAATATGAGGTGACGTTAGAGTCACCCAAAGAGAAAAGGCAACGCATATGGAAAGCCACTAAGGTTTCCGTAGTCATTGCCTTGTCTGTGTATGCTTGGCTTATTTATTCATTACGTACATTGTAACTTCGAAGCCGAAGCGCATTTCAGTAGCTGTTGGTTTTGTCCACATAGTTGTTCTCCTTTCGTGAGATCATTATGCCTAAAGTATATAGAAAGTATATACGGATAACCATGAAAGCTACCTAAGCAAAGGAGACTTTATGTTAGATGTTGCAGCAGTTATGTGTATGAGTTTGACTATGTTCCATGAAGCCAGAGGTGAACCTATCTCTGGCCAAGTGGCAGTGGGATACGTGCTTTATCGGAGAGCAGACTTTGACCAGAAGAAGATATGCTCGGAGACGTTCAAGGCAGATCAATTTGAATGGACTAAAAAGACTAAGTACGTACCACCTTACAAAACACTCAAACCCTTCATAGAATTATCCCAAAAAATTATCAAGCAAGAAATCAAAGACAGTAGTAAAGGCGCTAGTTACTTTCATCATGTTAAGATGGATAATCAATGGGGCATGAAGCCAAAAGCTATTATTAACAATCATATATTTTATTAGGAGAATATTATGGATGACGAGTTAGAACCTAAGAAAGTTAAGAAACCACTCAAAGGATTACAAAAGTTATACGAGGATATAACTGATGATGATGATGACATCAAAGAATTTAAACAAGACCATGGCATAGGTGAACGATATGACGAGTAAAGAAAAGTTATTAACGCTGGTGTGTATCGTGTGTATTTTTATCATGGCATTTGTTAGCGTTGATGTAAACATTAATCAAATTAAGCCAAGAGATCTATCCAATAAGGAACTTAAGTGCATCGATGGCAAACTATTTGAGGAAGTAAAGAAGAATATGTTTGTGACTAGCCACCTTGAATGCTTCGAGCAAAGAAAGTTCTAGCTAAGTCATTGATTATAAAGAGAGACCTACACAATCGCTCTATAACGCACGATCGTACATGAGTTGATACTTAGGTATACCTAGTTTTAGTGTAGTTGCTTAGGTTTTGGAGAAATATAGAGCATTTGCATATATTTAGCATTGATCTCTATATAATCGTCTTGGTTTTCTGTCAAAAAAATTCTAAGGATTGCGAGAGGGGACTCCTCTATGATTTCAATATCCCAAATCTTACGACCGATAAGTTTATCTAAGATATCTAATTGTTCTGATGTTGGATTTTCCACTAAACAAGTTTACCATGCCACTTACCATTTGTGTTAAGAACCATTGGCATAAGTTTAGGTTGGCCATCTAGTATCATTCCACATCCGACAATGAATCTAGTCTTAAAGTTCTTAGCATAGTTAAATGCCATAGACTTCTGATTGATAAGCGAACCTACTTGCATACCCCATACTAATGCATCTGGGTTAGAGTAGTATCCAATACTAAACTTGGTATGATAGTGGCCTTGCACTGTATTCATTCCATATTGCATGGCTACCTTGAGAACGTCAGCAGATAATCCATGTGTAAAGAAACAACGAGAACCATCAGATAAAGTAATCGTATGATCTTCTACCCATTGCCAGCCTTTGCCTATACCTAGGAAGTCATTGTAGTCTTTGAGATAACCTTTAGGCACACCATGTTTTAATGCACGCCTATATAGCATAGATGAATGATTGCTATGCACAATCACCATCTTAGGAAAGATCTTTTCTAGCGTTTGAACGTATGCAATAGATGCTGCCAACTCATGGCCAGCAGAGAATAGATCTGGATCACTATCATGCATAGACATCGCATGCATATCAAGCTCGTCACCAATATTAACAACGAGATCTGGTTTGTATTTTGTCTTGAGCGCTTTAAGAAAGTTGAATGCATCGGGGTGGTGATAGGGAATGTGTAGATCAGAGATGACTAATACTGATTTGTATTTCATTTCGTATCCTCATAGTGGAGTTACGAAACGATATCACATTACTTAATAGTTTGCAAGGAACATCTTGGCTTCTGCTTCACGTCTTAACTTTAAACCACGCACTTCTTTTAGCACGCCATTCACACGTGCTTTGCAATATTTTAGAAGCGAATTGACAGCACCTTCTTCATTGCCTCTAATAATCTCTTGACGGAAGGTTGATCTTTGAAATAATCCAAGCCCATGATTAAAGCTAAAGCTAACACACACATCAAAGACACATTGCTTAACGCGCACCTGAGATAACATTCGAGATACTCCAAGCTCGAAGCGAGAAATGTCTGATCTGAGTAAAGCATTTACTTCATCCTCTGTAAAAGTTCTATTCCACTCTGTAGGCAACGATTTACCATCACCAATAAGATGACCCACACCCACAGTATACAGCCCAGCAGCACAACGATAGGGCCTATAACGCACGCCTTCAAAATGTTTAATAAGTTTGATACCACGATCAGATATTCTCATTTGCCCCAGCGTCTTGACCCAAAATAAAATCCAATTATTGATGCAAGGATAGCCATTTCTTCTGTAGAGAATATAGCCTCCATAGCTTCTGGACTAAATCCACTACTCTTAATAGCCCAGATTAAACCTACGATGTCTGTAAATAATAAGATAAACATAAAGGCATAAGCAATCACTGGTCTTACAGATGCACGTAAGTTAATGATCCATTGTGATGCGCCTTCTGCTTCTTTGTTAGCATAGTCATAAAGAGCTACACGTTCTTGAGCATAGGTTTCTGCATTGATTTCTTCCAGTTTGATAGCCTCAATCTTTTCTTGTGCTACAAATCCAGCCTCTGCCATGCGCATAGCTTGTTCATTCTGTAACTTAGCCATCTCACGTTCATGTGCTTGGTCACCTTTTTGTTGGAAAAAATTTAGCACAGATGGTA